TTTAGTAAACCATCCACCAATCTGCCATCCAATAAGCAATATTATTACCACTGTCAGTAACAAACCTACCACTATCCAAAGTATTCCTGTACTACTTAAACCCTTTTTAGACTTTTTCATTACCTGCGAGATTCTTGATCCATATCTTCGACGTCTAGCCATTATCTATACCCTACATTTTCCTCGCGTCAATTACGCTTTACATGCTATATCGGGATCCATAAGGGGAGGAAGTCTATCCGTATTTTCACACAACCATGGACAACCAACTGCGAACCCTTTATAGCCCTGATTCGGCACCGTCTTGCTCGTATTCCAGTCCTTGAGATTATATGTGAAGGCCTCTGCTTCGTAGAACATCACCGCCATGCCCTCGACATTGTATACGTTCCAACTCCTAATGTCCTGGTTGAAGTTCTTGGCATACATAAACATGCCTTCCATGTCAAAAACATTGCTCGTGTTCCACTTCCCGATGTTCTGGTTAAATTTTGTGGCGCCGAAGAACATCCCTCCCATTGTCGTCACCGCGCTCGTATCCCACGCACCGATGTCCTCGTTGAAGCTAGAGGCGTCCTGAAACAGCTCATTCATCATCGTCACCGCGCTCGTATCCCACGTACTGATGTGACCATAGGTGGCCTCGGCGGAAGTCGGGTTGGCGATCCACGCGTCAACCGCTGTCTTGAGCTTGTCCCGATCGGCGAACGAATAACCTGGAGCCTTAGTTGTACTAGGACCAGTTGTTGTACTAGGACCAGTTGTTGTTCCCGGACCAGTCGTTGTTCCCGGACCAGTCGTTGTTCCCGGACCAGTCGTTGTTCCCGGACCAGTCGTTGTTCCCGGACCAGTCGTTGTACTAGGACCAGTTGTTGTTCCCGCTGCACTCGTTGTTCTAGTACCAATTGTTGTTCCTGGAGCCTTAGTTTCTCCTTTAGTAAACCATCCACCAATCTGCCATCCAATAAGCAATATTATTGCCACTATCAATAACAAACCTATCACTATCCAAAGTATACCTGTACTACTTAAACCCTTTTTAGACTTATTCATTACCTGCGAGATTCTTGATCCATATCTTCTACGTCTAGCCATTATCTATACCCTACATATTCCTCGCGTCAACCATCTAATTCTGCCAATTTTTCTTTGGCTGCATCCAACTTCTCCCAAATTGATTTCTTCATAGATTTCGATGTTGTCCATTTCTTACTTTTAATCTGGGCTGGATGACTCTCCACTGAAAGCCAATTACGTACCGAACCACTTGGTAATGTCTCTTCATAATATACTACATATTTCGGCATATGTTCTTGAGTTAATCCTTCAGGTAGTTTTCTAGCACCTTTCTTACGAGCTCTTTTAGTACCAGCTAGAGTTCCCCTTGCATTCCCTTGCTGCACTTCTTGGGTAACTTGCTTAATATTACTGCGCCTGTTGTTGTAGGGGTTATGATCCATATGATCCACACTTAATCCTCCAGTACCTCTTACACCATTTGGTTCAATACCTAAAATATAGTTATGCAGATATCTTTTATTACCGCGAACAGTTCCTTGCATATAACTTCTACCCATAACAGACCACGTATTTCCAAATAGTACTTCAATATCACAAAAATCAATCATATTAACAATATCTCTCACATTATCGTCTACATCAAAAGTATCAAAACATACAATTTTCTTTTCTTCAACTTTTTCCTCGGTTGACGAGGGCAAATTTTGGCGGTAAACTCTGTAAATATTACGTGGTTTTCCAGTACTTCTACCAGTTTTACCTATAATCCCAATTCCCTCGTCAACTAACTCATTAAAGAATACTGAAGCTCCTTGAGAATATTCTGATATTATAGTTTTTCCCATAATTTAGTTACCCCCCCCACGCCTTTAAGTAAATAGCAAGATTGCCTTTGTAAGACAGTCTTGTGATTTATTATGTAATAATTCTAAAATTTGTTCTAATATGATTTTTCTATAATCCGTATAGTATTTATAGCTGGAATAAATAATTGTTGCAAAATAAATAAACAAAAAAAGTTCGCACTGGACATAGGTAATAAAGTAGTAAAAGTGCTCTAATTCGAATAGGCAAGGCCACCCATACCTGACATAATACGTAAAACGTTATAATTTGTTGCGAAAATGGTCACTGCATAGTTAATACCCTGTGGGGCATAGGCGTCAAGGTAAGTGTAGTTGACATCGACCTTAACCGTCGCACCGCCAATGCTGGCAACAGTGTTGAAATTTTGGGTCCATTTGGGCCAAGTGGGGTAAAGATCCGGCCACATGGCATTACCTCCCTGGGGTGTAGCGAAGTTGGGATCTAGAAGAGAATTGACACCCATGGCTTCAGGACTGAGGAAGAAGGAAAGTTCGGCATTGTCTATACGTGAGAAGTTAAGAGTTCCAGATGGCTGATGCTCTTCGGGACGGAGACCGAATGCATAGACGTAAATGTGTTTGGATGGGATACGAGTGTGATGCTGGTATGGCTGAACGAGGCGGAAGTATGATGCCGGACGAGGCTGGAAACGGTTGTGACCATTGAGCCTAAGAAGAGCGCCATTGTTTTCATTGTTGGACATGGGGTCGAGATATTGCTGAGGAGCGACACTGCCCGGTGGAGCAGTTGAGAAATTAAACCAATCGTTGAAGAGAACATTGGGGGTTGAAGTGTTGTAAGGAGCATTGTCGGATCTTGTAAAGACCCAAACAATTTCCTTGACTGGATGGTTGAAGTTGAGGTTTTCACGGAAATTACCGTTACTAATACTCTGGAGAGTAATACCCTGAGGAGCGAGACTCTGAAGCTGATCGATGAGGTATTCATGACTCATCTGAGCGAAACGGCGACGCTCTTCTGTATCAAGATAGACATAGTCGATGAAAAGACTGGCCTGAATGGCGGGAGGACCCTGAACGGGTGGACCGTATTGAGCATCCGGGTCAGTTAAGAAGGGACGGGCACCGTTGTGGGGACTAACAAGGGTGAAAACCTGTGAACGGTCACGGAACTGAATGTTAATCTTGACTTCATGGTACTGGAGGGCAATGAGCGGGAGTGAGAGACCCGGGTTGCGGCAGAACCAGAACATAAGAGGAACATAATAGACACGGTTAAAGGCAGCATTGCCAAGAATTCCACCAGGATTGGGGTACTTGCCAACCATCTCGTTGTAACCAGCCCACTTCTCAGCAGTCTGGGTAAGTTCGTCCCAGATTTCGAGCCAAAGACCATACTGAGTATCAACGATCTGACCACCAATCTCAACACTGACAATATCAATAATGGCATGACCAATAGAGTTGACGTAAGCAGCTTCAATCGGGAAGGCAGGTGGAACACCTACACCACCCACAGACCCCAGGAACGGATCGAGAGCATTACCAGTTACTGTACCTGGGTGATACTCAAGAGAACTTTGGGTAGTCGGCACTGTTGGAATAGTACCACCGAGAGTAAATCCTGGATCAGCTGTAATATTAGGAGTAGTGACGTTACCAATATCTAGGGCCGGAAGACGGACCTGAAGATAAACCATGTTGATTAGGTCACCATTGCGCGAAACTGTGCACTGAGCACGGTTACCAAGCTGAACATTGCCTGTGAACACTTGTTCGATGGCTTCAATTGCGAAGTTAGTATGACGTCTATAGACAACCTTGAAGAAGGTAATTTGCGGGTTACCCGTAAGGTAAATATCCTGAGCACCATAGGCTACGAGTTGCATTAATCCACCACCCATTTTGAATGATATCTTTACTCAAGAAAAAAATTCTGGAAAAAAACGGAATTAATTAATTTTAGAACAAAAAAAAGTATCGGAATCTTCACCCTTTCTTATTGTCCATCCATTTAATACAATAGAATAGAGAATCATCATCTTAACTATTTCTTTTACTGCCTTTTTACCCAATTCATCCATTTATTTAATGTTTTTATTTATTTTTAATTATTTTAACCCCCTAGCCACCTGAATTGCATGATCTAGCGGAGCAGCACCTCTAAGGGCAGCAGTTGTGTATAATGTACCATCTCGTAATGTAAATGGACTATCTGCATTTGTACTCGCCAGTTGCATCATTGCACCTGCTTGACCAAAATTTGACCAATATAATTTAGATTTCATTACTTTTACATTTCATTTAAATCTCGAATCCATAAATTATCAGGATTTGTTCCCAATAATTTTTCAAGCTCCTCTGAAGCTTTTTGAGCATCTTCACGAAGTTCTCTGATCTTTTCTGCCGTATAGTGTGAGGTCTTAATGTTGAAAATGTATTCATAAGATTCATCAATTTCTGGAAACTCATTCTCGTTAAGTAATAAAATCCATCTATCTCTCGTTAATCCCAAAATTGAAATACTACGATTTACCACACTTTCTATAAATCTAGCTTTTGAAGAAGTTAACGTCACTCTCGCATCCGCTTCTTCCCTAAGCAGAGAAAGTCTTTTCCTATACATTTCCATTCTGGTCAAAAAGTAATCCCTCAGAATTTCTTCTGCTGAATCATATTTTTTAATTTCTCCTAAAGAATCAAAAAGATACATATTCGTTGCCGATATAGTCTTCGCTAAATGAAAGTAATTTTCCAAAGATCCTTCTTCACTAAAGTCATTTACATTCCACTGCTCCATCTTCATCGTCACTGTAAAATTAACTTCACATTCCGATGAATTATTCAAAAAACTGTATATCTCTCCTTTAGTTTCCAAATTTGTCAAAAAGATTATATAGTCTTCCGTCCAAACTCCTACTGGCAACTCCGTTATACTCAGTGTTATCTTACCTGCTTGTCTATGACTTGTTATAATCCCATAAGATACCCATTTGTTTATCATAACATTTCCATTCTTGTCATAAAATTGCTCAATATTACCAGAAAATCCCCTATACCATGGGGTCATTGGAATGAGCTCTGCATCCGGACCATTCTCTATAAGATTTCGCAAATTCTCCTTAATATCTTCAGGATTGAAACATGGAACCTTAGTACTAAAACCAGTTCCTATACCATTGGAACCATTCACCAAAATCAAAGGAAGACTTGGGACATAGTACTTTGGCTCTATTTGAATACCTTCCTCTACATTGTACTCCAACAATTTCGAATCAGTTTCGTTAAACAATATCTTCGCCTCTTCCGTCAATCTTGTAAAGACATACCTAGGACTCGCTGAATCCTTACCTCCCATTAATCGTGTTCCAAATTGACCAGATGGCTCCAATAGATTAATATTACCTGCACCACAATAATTTTGAGCCATATTAATAATCGTTGCATACAGCGACATCTCACCGTGATGATAAGCTGAAACTTCAGATACATATCCTGCTAATTGAGCAACCTTAAGATCCTTATACAATTTTCTCTTTAAACATGAAAATAATACTTTTCTCTGTGAAGGTTTGAATCCATCCACCATACTGGGAATACTTCTAATCACATCAGCCATACTAAAAAGTCTCAACTGATCATTTACAAATTCTCGAGTGGTATGAACCTTTTTCTTGTAGTTGACGGGTGTCATTTGAATTGTACCTTCTCTGATCCAATCTTTACGTCTGTCTGACCATCCTCTATTTCTTCCCTTATCCTTCCTAAAGGCTAAATCCAGAGAAGCTGTACAATCAGTGGTATCAAAATCTATCACATTATTACTCATATCTCTAAAATATTCCTTAGCTTCTGCTGATGTACTTGTGCCCAATCCCTTGTAATACTTGATGGTCCATCCCTTAGATCTTTCTTTCCAATCTCTATAATCATCCATATTGTAAAAGATCCTGACCTTAGAACCCTTCTTTGCTTTCACAATGGGTGTAATCATAGTACATACAAATCCTTCTTCATTCATCAATTGAGGACACATAACATTCAGAGCATTCAGAACCAAACCCTTAATGTGAAAACCATCATCATCCTGATCAGTCATAATCATAATTCTGTTATAACGTAGGTCTCTCCTACGACAGTTCTCCCTAAGACCCATAACCTTCTGAAAATTCTGCATTTCCACATTTTCAAGTCTCTTCTTCAAAGTTGCATCCAATAAATTCAGAGGCTTCCCCTTGAGAGGCCAAACTCCATAATTATCTCTACCAACCACTTGCAATCCAGAAATCGCCAAAGTCTTGGCTGAATCTCCCTCCGTTATAATCAGTGTACATTGAAAACTTTTCGGGCCACCTGCATTGTTAGCATCATCCAATTTATCCACCTGAATTCTCTTTACTTTCCTCGTTACCGTTCTTGAAAGAGTCCGTAAAGCCTTAGCTTCGGCTATAGCCAAGACATTATTGCAAATCCCCAACTTGACAATTTTCTTAACTGTATCATCTGATATCCTTAATGTTGAATCAAAATGAGTCCATGGTGTTTTGAGCCTCTCCTTAGTCTGAGAATCGAAAGTAGGATTACCCTGTCTGAACATAATACAAACAAAAATATTATCCTTAATGTACTGAGATCTGATATCAACTTCGGAATTCTTATCTTGCAACTCACGCGTCAACTTCTTAACTAATGGGTCTACAACATGATTCACGTGAGTACCTCCTCCAAGTGTAGGAATACCATTCACAAAGGAAACCTGAGTGAATTTTCCAACTTTATTACATGCAAAAACTACATCCCAAGAATCTGTTCTAACAAATACTCTAGGATTTTCCTTCTTGGGTCCCAAATAGAAATCCACATACTTTTCAAAAGTTGACGGGATCTTCTTTCCATTATAATAAACCTGAACTGTATCCTGAGTAGCCGCTAAATCCAAAACTCTCTTATGAATTATCTTCTCAGTACCTTCATCCAATCCAGTTAAACCAAAACGTTCATAATCTGGTGTATAGGTAATAATTGTACCAGTCCAATCAGACTCCTCTATCTTAGGTTTTCCCACTTTATTCATATTGTTTTCCCAAATTTGAGTGTATTTTATACCATTCTGACCAGTTTCGACTTTGAATCTGGAGCTAAAGATATTTACTGCTTTCACACCAATACCGTTAACTCCTGCCCAAGTCCTATTTTGAGTATCATCATAATTTGATCCTGAAAAGAGTCTTCCAAATATAAGCTGAGGAACAGGAATACCATGCTCATGATGAATTTCAGAAGTAATTCCTGGACCGTCATTCATGATCTTAATGGTATCTCCAATCTTAACTTTGATGACAGAAACTTCTCCAGTTTTTTCTGAATGATCTCCTGCATTGGACAAAACTTCATTGAAAAGATGAGCCAAACCAGGATTATATCTAATAGAATTTATCACCAATCGATCTCCTTCACATACATAAGCATCAGATGTTTCATTATTCGTTGATCCAATGTAAGTACCTGGACGATTGAGGACATGTTGTTCTGGTGTGTATGTTTTGAACTCTTCGGTCATACTAATATAATGTACTGAAAAATCTTTTAAGTATTTTGATTTTTATAATCTTTATATTTAATAAATGATTTGCGAGTGTATCTTTATAATTTCACTAAGTTTAGCAGCCATTATAATATCTCTCACAAGTTTATTTGTTAAGGAAGAATTCCAATCTTCTTCAGAAATTTATGTGTTGACGAGAACTTCGAACAGACCTTGTTTATTTAAGAAATGTGCAAAAAGTGTACAACGGATGAAAAATGTTGTACATATTGTATCTTGTGATAATTTAAATGATTTAGAATACATAAGTAAATATATTCCTTTTAAAAATATAGTCTTCATTTCGCGCACCAAAAGAAAACACAAAAAAGATAGACCAGAAAATCTATATTTCAATGAAATGTATAAAAAAGTACCAGATGATGCCTTTATTATTCACCTAGATGATGATGCAGAATTTGTAAATAATATACCCCCTCTTAAAAGTAATCTTAATATATGGAAAGCTAAGGTTACCGGAAGGAAAATGCCCAAAGATAAAAAGATTGTATATGGTAATATAGATAGTGCATGCTTCGCAGTTAAGGCAAAATTAGCAAAAAAAGTGGGATGGACTAGAAAAAGTGGTGGAGATTACAATTTTTTAGTAAAATTTATAAAAATGTATGAACCTAAAATTACATGGTCTGATAAAACTATAATTAAAACAAATGACAATGGTGCAGGTGATGGTAATAGAACAGACAAATGTTAATTGTTTATTTATTCCATTTTTCTGAATGGATGATTCCATTGCATCTAACCCTCTGAGCTTTAATTTTCAATTTAATGCTTTTGACTTTATTCTCTTTCATTAACCATTTCAGATAAGTTTCTGAGTGAAGAGGACCCTTTTTTTCACAAAAATCAAGTATATTATCTAATCTATTACCGTATAATAGAGCTGCTTCCTCATTCATTACCGCAAAACGATCGTTCATTCCACCCCACAGTTGCCAATTGGGAGTAGCTATAATAGATTTAGAGGAGTTTGCTATATTTTTAATTACACTTGGAGTAATTGGATCCAAATAAAGTAAATCTGGTCTCAAATATATATAAACATCGTATTTCTTTTTAATTAACCCAGTTACAGTTTTTAATGAGTTGAATTGTCTCAATAAATTAGGTAATTGTGTTCCATATTTCTCTTTATCCTTCGCCCATCCATCTCCATATTCTGCAATTTTGGAAATATCATAAGAATTGTCAAATTCATTCTGATCGGTTACTAAATAGTAATTGGGCTTGAGCAATTTCCATTCATCTGGATTTAATTTACACTGTTCCCTTGATCTTTCAAGATTTAAAATTGCTAAATTATAGGTATGTAAATAAATATCTGGAATTATACCCATATCTTTAAGAGGTTTCATCCAATTTTCTTCTATAGCTTCTAAAGTTCCTAAAGATAAAGCATTTCTAGACAACCCAAAGTAACAAATACAAACATTAATCCCCTTTAAGGGACCTTCTATTATACTCTGCGGCTGATTTTTATCAACGTAGGGAGTTTGCTCGGCATCGTATGTACTTAAAACTCGGTTGATTCCTGGATTACTAAATTGTTCTGTATAAGTTAACGATAATATTGAAAGTATTATAGAAACGCAAGCTATCACTATCACAATTAATTTCCACATTAATTAATATAAAGAATAAAATCTATATAATAAAAATGGGCAATTCTTCAACCATACCAAAACATAAATATACATGGACTCGCGATATTCCTTCTAAAAATGATAAATTTATGAAATTCGAGAATACTACCTTAGAAGAAAAAAGATTGGTTATAGGTGATCCATATAATGTTCCTATATCATCAACTACTGATGCTGTTAGTTTAGTGTTTGAATACACCATGGGTATTTCTAATATAAGCCGAACTCATTTATATTGGCTTTCTAGAGATGAAAGTTCTCTACAGACTTCTATAAATAAAACATTAAGATCTATCCAGAAATATGGATGGGTTGATGCAAAGAATTGGACTAACAGCATACATTACATTAACTATGACCCTAAAGATATAGAAACCAATAGAGTCAATTTAAAAATTAAAAAGATTAAGGTGAAGGATATAAAAAATGCAATAAGCGAAGGATATCCAGTTATATTCGGATTTACTGTTTACAATGAAGAATTGGTGTATCCAGAAAATTCAAATAATTTATTGGGAGGGCTAGCTGGTGTTATTTATGGTTATAATAAAGATAGTTACAATGTTAGAACATTAAATGAAGATAAAGTCTTTGAGAAAAGATACATTACAGATGAATATTTAGCTTTCGATTTTTGGATAATGTATTCTGAAGGAAATGACATAAAAAATCAAAAAAAATACACTATATTACAGGATTCATCGGATGAAGACGAAGAACTATAATATTTATCAAAATTATGATATGCATCTGTATAATTCTCACTTTGTTGGCTATTTTAACCTTTTTCTCTATTAAAGAAGAAAAAATGTTGGAACCAATGATAGATCAAACTAGAGTTTATGGATTGGATTACTATAAAGGATGGCCCAATAATGGTGTATATGTAAATCATCTTCGCAAAGCCTATGAAGTTTCAGCGACACATCTCTATTCTTTGAATTACAAAAATTGGAATAAACCTTGTATAGTAATTGATGTAGATGATACATTAGTTTTCACGGATCCAGATAAAAAATTGGGACTTTATCCAGAATTAAGGGGATCTGTTGGAGAAAATCCTATATTTTTGTATCCACCAAATCCATGGATATCATATATACCAAATATAGCTAAGCAAATTGGCATAGATGTTATTATATTGACAGCCAGACCTGCTATTTCTAAATTGGCTACCCAAATTAATTTGGATGAATTAGAAATCCCGTATGATAAAATTATAACCGCAGGTAAAAATTCAAAAATGGATTTTAAAATGGAAATTAAGAGAAAAATTGCAAGAGAAAGAGATATTGTTTTAATGTTAGGAGATAATATTTACGATGTGGCAGAAAGTGGCCCTACAACGTTAGCTATAAAACTTCCATCACCAATTGATCCTTGGATATATATTGATGAACCATTTCATAATTGATTTAAAAGTAAAATATATCATTTTAAGAATGAGTGAGCCTAAAGGGAAAAAGAAAAGAGGAAGACCTCGTTTATCTGATAAAGCTCATAATAGCAATATTAATTTAGAAAAAAAGAAAAGGGGTAGACGTAAGAAAAATAATACAGATTCTTTACATAGAGTATTAGGTGATTTTGATTCAGGAGAAAATAGATTATCTTTTGAATCCGAAACAAAAGAATCCAATTTGGATAGATCTTCCAATAATGTACTTTTTGGAGGGCTTAACATTAAAGTACATTCTGCAAAACCCGTAGATACTACAAATTTAAGAAAGATATTGTCCAAAGACAATACAAATAACATATTTTGCAACAACACAGAAGATGTTACCATTCCGGCAAATTTTAAATTTGAGAAAAAACAAACTGAATTACAGAATTTTTATCATTATAAAGAATTTGTAGATTCTAACGGTTATGATTGGCCTAGAACTACCAATATAGCATGCATGTGGTGTACATATCAATTTGATGGTGTGCCTATACCAATGCCTTACAAATTTGATGGAAAAAGAAAAAGATTTAAGGTTTATGGAATTTTTTGTTCTTTTGCATGTTGTAAAGCTCAATCTTTTTTTAAAAATGATCACGCAAGTTGGCGACGTTCTTCTTTGATTTCCTATATATTCAAACAAATGTATGGACATATTCCTTTGGAGGGCATTAAATGTGCATTAGATAGAGAAGCTTTAATTAAATTTGGAGGCAATTTAACAATTGAAGAATTTAGAAAAGTGAGCAGTAATGGCGAAGAAGATCTAATTATAAAAATTCCAACTTTTATTATGGATTCCAAAGAATATAACTTAAAAAAATAACCTATATATAAATTATGCTTAATATATTGTTAAATGGATTCATTTCTGTTCAAACAAATAGTTTAGAAAGCATTCCTTTTATACTTTATTTCATTAAATTGCATAAAAGGGATTCTTTATCAATAAAAATAGGAGAAAAAACTTTATGGAGAGGTGGTTCTATTACTAATAATGATCTACATAAATGGATTCTATCAATGAAGTAATTTACAAATAAGAGTAATGATCAATATAATGAAAATTCCGATCAATAGAGCTAATATTATTGTTAAAAATTGATCACATGTTGTAGAATCTCCGCCATTTCCAAATCTTTCTATTGCCCGACCATTTTGCATGGGTACCTTTGGACTATATGTTGGGAATACTGTCCTGGAGTAGGGAACTGATGGTTGATTTGTAGGAGGATTTTGAGTCCAATAAGCAGGCCGTGGATTTCTAATCTGCTGTCTAACCAAAGACTGAAACCAATTATTCTCTTTGAGACAACTCTGACATTCAGCTTTAAATTCATCACTATACATATTACAACTCATTATATCCTCTATGGCTTTGGCATGTTCTTTAATTTTATCCTTTGGATTCTCATCAGATTTTTGTACTTTACGAGGTTTTCGAGTTTCAGATCCACATCTTCTACACCAAGTAGAACCCATTAACCAAGGAGCAGAACATTGAGAACACATAAAATCAAATGGAACACCTTTTTTAAATTCCATTCCATCCGGCCCAGGATTATAGGGTTCAGTTGGTTCAGGTTTTAATTTAGGCTGAACCCCCAAATTTCCTCCATATGCCTCACTTAAAGAACAATAAGTGGGCATTATCTACTAATATCAGCGATTTTTTTTCAGGAGATTTTCTTTACATAAGTAAATGGCACAAGCTTTGATTGCAGCAGCAGGTTTTAATTCTTTAACTGGAGGAGCACAAATGAAAGAACAAGAAGATTGGGGTGATATATGGGGTAGTTCTATAATGCGCTATATCCTTATTTTTGGATTCTCATGGGTTGCTACAAAAAGATGGAGAATAGCTTGTTTAGTTTTGATTGGATGGATTATTCTGAAGGCCATTCTTAAAACAACCAATAGAAAAACACCAGATAATAATACTTGGGGATTTTCAAATAAAACTAAAAGTACGTTATCCCCCAAAGATAAACAACAATTCAGACAGATGATTAAAGACGCTTTGGATTAGTTCCTCATCCGAATGAAATTGTACTACCACCCTTTTTACCCTTACGTCCTCTAGGAGATTCAACAGAAATACTGATGGATCTCGTATCGGATCCAACTGATATTGTACTACCTGAAGCAGTACTTTCTGTATCTGCTTTTTCAATTTTAGGAGGAGGCATTCTTATAGGAGGATCCATCATTCTTGCACTTTTGGGTAGCGGTGGAGGATTTTCCATGGCATTGGAAAAACCTTTACTTTGATGATTTCCTTGAGGTTTACCTCCCAATTGACCTCCTCCCATAATGTTTTGACCCAATATTTCCCCAACATCCATAGATGGAGATCGCAGATCTTGACTTTGACCTGTTGTTTTTGGTTGTGAAGGAGTTGCCGTTGCCATGTTTGTCTTAGCTGCATTCATTACACTTGCCATCAAATTTGGATTTTCCTTAAGAACATCGCCCATATTTGGCATTGCATTCTTAAATAGACTATTCGTTAAATGGAACATAAAGGCGCTACCACCAAGCATAAACAGTAATTCCAATTCCGGAGATACATCTACAGACTCCGTATATTTTTCATGTAACTTAGCAAAAACAGTATCATAATCATTTAAATTTTCCATAACGGATTCCGACCAACCCGTAAGTTTCACACCTACTGGATCGAATCTTCCATTAAGCCACTCAATACCCGAAACACAAGCCATTAACATTTTTCCGAAAGTTTTAATACCTTGATCTGTTTCCAAAGCTTTAGTTTGTCTAGAAAACTCCAATTTAAGTTCCGACAAATCTGATTTCATACTGAATTTTTTGGACAATGTAACACCTCTGTTCTCTAACATTTGCAATTTTATAAGAAGATCTTGCTTCTTTTCTGTGTTATTTTCTTCTTTACGACTTATTATGGTTCCTATAGAACTTACACTATCTTCATCAAAATCTGATTCTTCAGAATCTTCCTCTTCTTCTTCACTAAAGTCATTTACTTCTCGAGCTTTCCTCATATTAGCGAATTCTGCAAAAGAATGATTCATTTTATGTTCTCTCCTTTTTTCCTGTTTTGGAAGTCTAATAGATTTGGAAGATACACTTGATATAACAGTACCTTCTGAATCTGAATCTGAATCTGAATCTTCCATAATTTTAATGCCAGGATCTGATTTTGAAGATTTTTCTAAAGATATAGGAACTACATCTCTAGCTTCTTCTTTAGTTTTAACTGTTATATCTATTTCAGATCCATCAGCCATTTACTTAATATAATGAAAGTATTCTTAATATTACTAACGCGAGTTTCTTTTAAATTCATTTAAAAAAAGAGAATCTTTATATTAAAAATGAAAGGAGTTTGGAATAATAGAAGATCCTATAAAAAATCTCCTTTTTACAGTGCAGGGGTTTTACCTTATCAAATTTATAACGATTCCGTGTATTTTCTTTTAGGTCAAGATAATGAAGGAACATGGTCTGATTTTGGAGGGAGAGCAGAAATCAGAGATAGAGACAATCCTGTTATTACTGCCACCAGAGAATTTTATGAAGAAACAATAGGATCTATTATGGATATTCCACCTCTTAAAAATAGAATTAATCAAAATAAAGGTTATCTTTTAATGTCCAAAACTATGAATGGATCCCCGTATTATATGTATGTTGTACAAGTACCATATAAGGATTACAGGACAAAATTCCAAAGTACGATAAATTTTTTAAATTACATCAGTAGCGAAAGAAAATATAGAGAAAAAATGGATATTAGATGGGTTTCTTTGGAAACTATGCTTGCTGCTTTGGAAGATACAAATAGAGAAGATGGTTCGGCTTTCCCATTAAGAAGAGTTTTTAGAAATACAATTATGAAACATAAAATAACCTTTGAAAGAAGAGACTTTTTAAAGTAAAGCTTTAGTCCAATCTGTTAATACATCTTCAATTTTGGTGTAGTTCTTATTAATTGCTTCTGAAATTCGGATATCTGAGCTCATTAATTCCCTTAATTCTTCCATACCTCCATCTTTATAAGAATTTTTGAGAAAATACATTAAATTTGCTCTACTATAAAGATTATATTTAAACTGCTTTCTACTTGGAACTTTTGGTCTTAAAGGTTCATTTTTAAGATTATATCTTATATAAGACAAACCTTGCAAAAAAGAATCTGCTAAATCATCTTTCTTCTTTCTAGATTCAAAAAAATCTTTCCATGATTCATTATTTTCTTCAAGTAATACTCTACAGTGAGCTATACCCATCATTTTATTACGATAATATTGATTTGTACCACTAACTTCTAAGGGAGGACCTGTATAACAATTTAATTTATATTTTGGACTATAAAGTACTACACCTGTTTCTTCTCCAAGATCAATACAAGATCTTATCATAAAATATGTTTGTAAGCATGCTGCTACTGCTCTCATTTTTGGATTTACTTTAGGCTGTTTTTCGATGAGTATTGTAGTCATATTTTCTGCTAGCCCTAATATATCCATAGTTTGAATTAATTCCATACACAACTTATCCATATTCTTAGGATCGGATTCCAATGATATATTATCCCACTGTTTAATTTCTTCTGTTTCAGGATCAATGGCACAATATGCTAAATTTTTTGTGCCAACATCTATGCTCAATATCATTTAGCTTATAATATTATTATTATAAATAAATGAAGAACGCATTTTAGCAGGTACTGCTAAATTAGAATATTCTCTATTTATGTCCCGTCTATTTCTTTTCTTTTTATTTTTACGTATTATTTCCCTAACCTTATTTTTCTCCTGTTGTTTAAGATTTTGTTCTTCCCATGATATAAAAATATCACTGTAGTACACATTTTTAACGATATAACCCTCTGATTCTAAGTTTGTGATAATGTGATTAATAGCGATTTCTATATTGTAAGGAGGAATTCCAATCATAAAGGGAGGTACCGTATAAACACAAAATAGTTTCCCATTTTTAGCATGATAAGCTATTCTTTTTTTCGCATTACTCAGTATTTTATTTAAAGCATCGCGTTGTCTTCGCGTTTTGCCGGACTGAATGTTAAGTGCATCTTTCAACGTAAACTCCATTATTAATAAATAATATAAAATATCTTAAAGCATTGTAGACGAATAGAATTATGTATATTCTTACTTTTCTTTTAATTATGCTTATGATTTATAAATGGTTTGAAAAAATTATGTTTTTTTTGCTACAAAAAAGTATAGAAATCTATACTTGGAAAATTCAACCATACTTTAAAATTCAAGAAATCGAATGGTCTGGACCAAACTATCCTATTTTCGTTAAATTATATGGATTTACTTTAGAAGATAAACCAGAAGATTTAACAGAATCTGTAAAGAAAGTCAATGAAGAATTTACCTTAGAAGAAATTTTGGATGGTCCATTGAATGAAGTTTTAAATAATTTATATTCTGAGAAAGAAAATCCATTTTTGATGATTAGTGATGTCATCTGGAAATGGTGTGAAATACATTATACTTATAATAACAAAATGTATAGAATCATATTTGAAGATACTATCTATTGGCCTCCTATAGTTGGAA